AATATCTCGGATGTCTAATACATCTTTATCGATTTCTTGATTTGCTGGATTTTTAGCGTAGCTTGAACCACGAAATCCAAGTTTTTGAAGTTGATCCGTGGTTGAAAACTCTTGCTCCGCGACAACCTCATCTAAAATTTCAAGCAAATTTAGCAAACTATCAGACATCTCTATTCCTCACATAATTTCGTCGGCAAGACCATACTTGATTGCTTCATCGGCATCAAGATAGATGTTTACCTTTTCATTAAGTAGTTTCTCTAGCTTCTTGCGTGTAAACTTTGTGTTCTCAACCATAGCGGCAATGTAATCTTCTTGCAAGCGCTGTATGGCTTCAAGTTCGTTTGCTAAGTTTGGAAGCGTTCCAAAGTTTCCTGCTGCAACATTGTGAATCATCACACGGCAACTCTTACCAATCTTACGCTTACCCTTTGTTCCTGCTGCGAGGAGTAGAGTACCTGCGGACATAACCTTTCCAACACCGATTGTGTGGATTTCAGTCTCTTCCATGACAGATTGCATAACATCATAGAGAGCAAACATGTCGTCGGCAGAGCCACCATAGGTGTTGATGTAAAACTCAACCGGCTTCTTTTCCTTACCCTCGGGTAGTATTCGGTTTAGCTCGTTAAGATAAAGAAGAGCCTGAGTTAGTTCGGCTATCTTTTCGTCCTCAACTGAAGAATACAGTCCGATAACTCTAAGGTCGGGTTCGGCAGGTGCATCGCCCAAGGCGCCACCAAGTATTTGTTCAAGGCTTACAGCCTTTACTTCTTTTGCGGGGGCGGCTCCCTCTTTGCTGGCTGCTTCTTCCTTGGGGGGAAGTACAGCGTCAAGAATCTTACCTATAATTTTTCGCATCATCAGTTTTTCTCCTTTGAAAACATAATAGCGGCATTCTGATTGTTGTTTAGAAATCTCTGAGCGCCTCTCCAATCATCAAAATCCAGTAGTTGTTTGAATGTCTCTGGGTGTGCCTGAAGTAAATAGGAGATCGCGTTATCTTTATACAGTTCTATTTGATTATCATGATCAACTTTTAGTTGTTCATACTCTGGGTGACCATAACTTTTCTCGTTCTTTCTCAGGGCTTCTAGACGGTTTACGTGAGCATAGTGAATGTACTCAAAGCCTTTGTTTATTACCGAGAGGTAAAAGACCTGGGACATCTTTACGATAGTTACGGCAACTCTTGTTGATTTCCAGAAGTACGATCCAGAACAAGAAAGCCAGCCTAGCATAAATGAACACACAGCAATTATGATCGATAACGTCATCTAACCTCCAAAAAAAATAGCCATCGTAGGTATGGTCCCTAGATGACTATTATAATGGCTTAGGAGAAGGTTGTCAAGCTATCATTTTGAGGCGAGTCTGCGGAAGATGCGCTCGGCTAGCTTGTTCGCCATGTCATCCTGCTTCTTTTCACGAATAAGACGGGCAGCCACACGGCGAGCAACTTCTTGTACAATATCGTCTTCGTTTAACTCGTCGTCAGCAAGCTCCATCATTGGATCTTCGTCATCACCTTCGGGAGCGTCCATAGGACCTTTTAGTTCACCACCTTCATCGTCCATGGCATCACCCCCCATTTCCATCTCTTTGTCATCCATTTCCATTTCTTCGGCGCCAATCTCTACGTCGGCTTCAACGCCGGCTAGTTGAGCAATCAATTCAACAACTTGTGCAACAAGTTCTTCTTTGTCTTCACCACCTTCGGCTGCCATGTCACCCATGTCGTCATCAGCACCCATTTCTTCGCCACCTTCGGGAGCAGGCATGTCACCGGCAGGCTCTTCACCCACTTCTTCGCCACCTTCAGGGGCAGGCATGTCATCCATTGGTTCTTCTTCTTCCTGCTCCTCCATGGGCTTGCGCATAGCTGGGGGATCTTTACTATGATCATCTGCGGGATCTTCATCGTCTTCATACATACCGTAACCCATCTCTTGGAGGGGCTTGATGTTCGCTAGTTTCATGAACTGGCGAATCTCTGATTCTGTTAATAGTGTCTTGCGAGCCATTGTTTTAATTCTCCTTAAAAACTCAAAGTAAATAGTGACTAGCTTCCCAATAACTCGTAAAATTGTTCTTGAGGAAGTCTTTTGCGTATTTTAATTAGTGCCTTATCTTGTATTTGTTTTACTCTTGCGAAAGAAATACCTTCGCGCTTCGCTATGTCTCGGAGAGACATCATACCATTCATATAAATTGAAATAAGAGTACAATTATATTCCTCTTCGTAATTTATATTGAACCTGCACCCTGATGCATCGCATGACTCTTTGTCTTTGATGCATTGTTGCGCACAAACTAATAGGTCTTCTTTAATCATAGGTCTGGAAATTCCTTCGAAATTAAATCAAAAATGTTTTCTTTCTCCGCATCATCTAAGAAACCCCAATCTTCAAGGACTTCTTCTCCTTTCTTTTTTAGTTTTAAAGATTTCTTTATTCTGTTGCGATTTATTAATTTATGTTCTGCAACATAACCATCTAAGAAAGAAATGATGTGAGGATCTTGCTCTATCAAACCATCTATAACAGCCCGAAAGAACTGCGCCGCATTTAATTTATTGTGGCGCAGCCTAATAAGCAATCTAGCATGGTCATCGTCTGTGACTCCAAAACGAATAGACTTTGCTTCACGTCCGTATTCGTATTTGTCATCAGCCATCACCACTTCCTTGTGGTAATGTGGGTTCTGCTCTCACCTAGTCCTGCTGATGTCTGCCTAACAAACTCGGCAGAGCGTCTTAGTTCTTTGATCGAACGAACGCCTGAGTATGAGAGCCCAGAGCGTATGCCACGTTCAAGATCTTCAAGAACATTTCTTACCTTACCGCGATAAGGAACAGTAGATGACACACCCTCAAATGATGAGTACTTACCACGCCAATCTACTTGGGCTTCTTTAGAAGCCATTCCACGATAATTTTTATACTTTGTGCCATCTGGGCGCGTGAATACTTCACCGGGGGTCTCTTTAGTTCCCGAAAGCAAAGAGCCCACCATAACAGCGTCGGCTCCTGCCGCAAGCGCTTTTACAATGTCACCAGAGTTGCGTATGCCACCGTCTGCAATAATTGTTACATCACGGTCAGTATAAGAACAATCTATGATTGTTTGCAACCCAGGATGTCCATGCCCTGTCTGTACTCTTGTAGAACAGATAGAGCCGCCCCCAATGTTACAGCGAACAGAGTTAGCACCCCAATCTGCAAGGTCGTTTATCCCCTTTAAGGTTGCTACATTGCCTGCCATAATGTGCAGGTCATCGCCCATGTCACGACGTAGTGCCTGCAATGCTTCCTTCATCTTTATGTGGTGCCCATGGGCTACGTCCACACATAAGAACGATGCCCCATTCTCAAGACAAGCATGGGCACGATGAAGATAATCACCAGACACCCCAATAGCAGCACCAACCTTGTTGGCTCCACTTCTAAATGTTTTCTCAACTATTGAAGCTTGCTCTTCTACGGTATTATAACGATGGATAATACCTACCCCTCCGTTCTGCCACATAGCATAAGCCATGTGCTCACCTGTGATCGTATCCATAGGAGAGGATATGATTGGAAGCGAGAGTCCTAACCTGTTTCCAAGCTGAGATGTAATGTCTACTTCAGACCGAGAGCGAATGTCCGAGTAATGTGGAAGTAGCAACACATCATCGTATGTGAGGGCTTCAATCATTTTTACTCCTGTGCTTGTCAATAAACATGCGGATACCTGTTGGGTGATACCAAGTTTCCTTGTGGGGCTTTTTCGGTTCTTCCAAGAACTTTACCCTTGTTCTCATTCCACCAGTCTTAACATGGCAAATTGCGGGAACACCCTCAAAGCCATATTTTTTCTCTAGCCCTTTGCCATCTTCCATGTTGAATGCATAGAAGTGCATACCTTCATACTCGTCAGAAATTTCTACGAACTTGTCACGCAAAGCGTGACATAGGTGGCAATTTTGTCCGTAGAATTTAATCACCACGTCGTGGTCTTCTTTGACCTGTCCGCCTAGAATTTGCTCTAGGTTGCGTCTGTTAATCCTTGATACTGCCATTTTCAAATCCTTCTATGATGCGGTCGAGATACCAACGGGCTTTCTTGAGGTCTTCAAGGGGTTCTGCCTTATGTTGATGTCTCGCTACATATTTTACTACATTGCCTGCGTTGAAGTCAAGTCCCCAATCTTCGATTGCGTCAATTACTTCTATTGTGCCTTGGTTGTAGTGCGGTGGGTTATTTACTGCTTCTCGGCGTGCGAGCGCTTCTAGTCCCTCTAGGGCTTCTAGTTGGCGCACATAAGATGCTGCCACTTCTTCGGTGCTACCTCCGTCATCAAGGTCTTGGGTATCAATCTCGACTATTGTTTTGCTCGTTGCTATTGGCATTTATAACCTCCTGTGTTTTTTGGATGCATTGTGGGCAAAATAGGGATACGCGAGCGGGATTCTCGCGCACCACTACTCGCCAAGTCATTGCGTGTTCTTTTGATTTCGGGTCAAATGCGGTGGTACACGCTGAACATGTGTCTGGGCGGTGCTCGAAGCTGGAAATTTTTTGGGCGAGCTTTTCGTTGCCCTTATTCTTCTTCTTGAGGCGCCGCCTTTCTGCTCTATTCATTTTCTATAATCTCCAAGAGATCTTCCTGTGTTTGCACAAAACGTCCCGCCTCTACGAGCCTATTCCAATTCCATTTTGGATCATTCAGTTTTGCGCCACGGGCAAGAGTGTTTTTTGCCTGCTGAATAACCATTGCTGCTGCGGCTTCGAGATCTTCTGGGGGTTTTTTCTCAAGAGACAACTGTTTTTTAATAAACATTTTTGCGTCTTGAGTTTCTAAAAGGTTGTTAATAACTGATAAGCGTTTTGCTCCGAGATATTTTCCCTTGCCTTGTTTCCTGCCAGTATTGAATAGTTTTTCTAACTCATCAAGAAAAGGTTTCATCTCTCGTTGTGTTAAAAGTAGATATTTCTCAATTTGATCATTTATGTGAGCAGCAAAGAGGAATTTCATCTCTCTCCAAGCTTTGATTTTTTCAAGACCAAGATCTCTGCCAGTGCTTACTTCGGGTGTCCTCTTTTTTCCGTTTTTGCCGGGGGAAGGCTCAAGGTTGCAGCTTTTACATTCAAAAAGATTTCCGTTCAAAGAGGCATCTGGTAGATTTGTATTTCCTCGTTCTTTTTCATGGGGAGTCAACCCGAAGTGCTCAACTGTAAGGTTTTCGTATTTGGTCCCTTGATTTTTGTTTCTTTTGCTCATAATCGTTCCATTCCTGTTATACGTGGCGCCTGATACGCTGACTGACGAAACACCACCACTGCTGA